CCAGGATCAGCATTAGTTGTTGTGGTGCTGTATCTGTAACTGACATTTCCTGATGGACCAGCAGGGCCTGTGGGACCGTCTGCACCCGTCAAACCTGTTAGCCCTTGCGGGCCTGTTGGTCCTGCGGGTCCTGTTGGACCAGAACTGATAGTTCCACTCCAGTCGTGAATAGACGTGAAGATTTTCCGCAGCGTTTTAGAGTCTGCGGGTTCTACTGCTGGAATGGGGTTCTGCCATTCAGCCATTAAAAACCAATTGCAATATAACTAACACGGACTGTTTGGCTAACAGCACGATTAACGGTCCAACCAAAACCAAATGGGTTAACAACATCTGAGGTAAAACAACGCACGCTAAAACCAGAAGCAGTTCTACCAAAAACCGAGATAAACTGTGCAGGAACACCAGCATCACCGCTTGTTACAACGACGGTAGTGCATTCGGTTGGAAATGCACCATCAACAAAATTAACTGTTGCTTGGCCCAATCCGTCAGTAGTTACAACAGCATCACGAGCCTTAATGATCTGACCCTGATTAGCCATCCTTGGGCGGAACGTCAGCGGTGTAACCGCCGAGTCATCCACATACTGTTTCCGAGTAAATTGATTAGCAGTAGTCGGATTTGTGGCAGGACCACTAGGGATACCAGTAAAGTTCGTTGAGCCGTCAATCTTTACACGCAAATTGTCTGCGTTATCAACATACTGTTTCCTAGCAAACTGATTAGAACTAGTAGGATCAGTTCCAGGACCAGACGGAATAACCGTAAACGCCTTACTAGCGTCACGGACAATGACCTCACCGTTAATGTAATTAACAAGGTCATTAAAGTTTTGGTTTGCTTCAGCCGCCAAAATTGGCGCACCAGGAACAAAATTATAAGTTTTAGAAACAACAGTCATCGTACCCTCCTAGGCACAAACTTAAGAATAAGAGCATCAACACCCCAAAAGACGGGTGCTTGAGGTTGACCTGGGACCGCTGTGGAAAGAACCTTTCCACCAACCTTCAATGACACCGATCTTGCAACACCAAGATTGGCTCCACGATCCACATAACCGTAGTTACCTTGTTCTTTCGCCCACAAAGCCGTGTCCCATACAACACCAGCACCATTCCAAACACTAGCAGCAGCAGAAGTTTCATTTCCCGCTGAACGAAAAATAAAGTTTTTAACAGAAACACTAGAGTCATAATCGCTGTAAGAAACAACAGGGAGATCATAAGGCTGATCGACCTGCATTACTGCTTCAGTTCGTCGCCAACGCTTTTTAATTGCTGGCTCCCCAAGGTCAACCCATTTTGTACGGTAGTAACCATCAATAGGTGTTGCGCCTGAAGTATCGTTAAGGTAATCGTAATACTGTCCCTGAACATCAAGACGATATACCCTGTTTGTGTTGTGAAGATACCCTAAATAGTCTTCGTTGCGATGACCACGAGAATACGGGCCAGCCTGCAACGAATACTTTGTCCAAGAACCACCTTGCTTTAAACGTGGGTCAAGAACAAAAGTGTAAGCCCGTGGAACACTAGGCTGATCGCTCCAAGGAACGCTAACCCACAAACGGTTTTCAACCCAACCCAAATCAACATTATCTATTGCTGATGATGGGATGGAACCATCTCGCATTGCAGGCCAAATTTGTTCAAAAATCCATGTTACACTACTGCCGTTATAAACGTTCAAACCTGTTTGATGGTCAAAGAAGAACAGACCAGCAGGAGTGGCAATAGCCCCTTGGTGAGAAACAGCACCAACGGTATTGGAAATGTTTACAACAGAAAATGATTCACCAGAATAACCGTATACAGCATAAACAGAGTCACGTTTAAATACAATTAGTTGATCCCCAAAAGGAATAATTGCTGTGATGTAATCAGAGTCTTTGCCATCATCAATATCAATGTAATCTTCGCTACGCCAATTCTCACCAGAGTTATCAAACGTATTAGCCCAAGACCAACGAACACGATTAGGGTAATAAGTACCAGATTCCCAAGTTCCAGCAACCCACATATAACCGCTATGAATAGCCATATGATCTGCACGAGGAATATTTCCAGATGTGGGCGTAGTGGTGTCGTTAAAATTTGATGTAAGGATAGTGGCGTTTGCGCCACCATCCCACTTAACAATATCACGATCACCTCTAGCCCAATAACAAACATTATTAAACGTCACAGCACAAACATCAGAACCAGTCGTAGTACCAAGATCATTAGTAGCAACGCCAGAAACAAGTCTAGTCAAAGTGGTCCATGTACTACCAGTACCATAACGAATACCAGTACCAACCTGAACCATAGTGTAAACGGTTCCAGTATCGTTATAAGTCCAAATAGCATTTGGAGCAGCAGACAAAGCAGTATTAGAAAAAGGATAAACACCACGTCGAACCTGAAAGCCACCACGTCGATCAATATCGACGTTCAACAAATCAGGCGACTCGTTATCAGCCAACCTGAAAGTATCGGCAACCAGATTTAAACCGCCCGTGAAATCACGCAACGTATGAAGTTGAGTACGCTTAGGAGTGGATCGCATCAGTCAAACGGGTAATTCAAACGGTCTTGCTGGCGAACCCGTGGGCCACCACCAAGAACAAGAGGATACGGACCAGGAGCATCGCCGTACTGCTTCTTCAACAAATCCATCTCAGCGTTAAACGCATTAATAAACTGGCCTGCCATCTCAGGATCTTCCTGTTGCAAATACGCCATACCCAAAATGTATAGACGCACAGCATCATGGAAATCATCAGGGAAATCAGGTTCAGCACCCGAACCATTAGCAACCCAATCTTCAACCTTGCGGTAACCACGAAGGTAAAGAACTTCTCCACCAGCAGGCGTTGGATACAAACTCAGGTTGTCGCCCCAAAAGTTAAAGAACTCAACGGAACCGTTATTCGTCTGATACGGCAAATATGCCGCTTCAGCCTCATCACGACCCAGATAACGCAACCGAGCATCATTGCGAACAATAGACGTAATCTCATCCACATCAGGAGAGAACGCAGACAACGGATAGTCTTGCTGGTCGTTAACAGTAGTTAACGTCCAAGACGTTTCAAAGAACGGCCAACGCTTACGAGTCCGAGCAATCTTAATCGTAGCGTCCCTAGCCCAAACATCCAAAAGATCATCTGGGACTTCAGATTCGTCCAAATCAAGATGCTGTCGCACATAGCGACGTAACTGATCTAAGTTATAAGCCATTAGATTTCACCACGAGAACGAAGATGACCGACACACCAATCAGTACCCCGTGCAGGACGAGCCTTGCAAGGTTCACCAACCTTAGTCATGCCAGAACACCCAATATGGGTATCAACAATAGTTTCAGTCGGCAAAGCAGCACCAGAACCAATAGCAGGAACAGCAGAACTCTGATGTTGAATCCTAGAAGAATCCGTAACACCACCCGACGCTGGAACAGCATTCGCTCCGTAACTAATTGCAATCTGCCTCAAAGAAACCCCTTAAAATAGGAACAGGGCGGGGGCCGAAACCCCCGCCCCATTACAAATGCTTGATAAAGATTTTTATCAGGCAGTCTTGGCGGTGAGAACACCCTGACGAGCGCGGTTGCTGATCGTCAGTTCGCCGTAGCACAGGATCTGTGCGTAACGTGCATCTTGGTTGTTCGGACGAACAAACGGAGTTGGCTTGAACCAGTTATCCGAGTGACCGACAAGACGGATGTACTTGGTGTTAAGGAAGTACATATCGCCAGCCGTGACATAGTTGTCATAAACAATAGGCGCACCCTTGAACAGAAGGTTCTGGAAACCACCATCAGCGGTCTTAGCGTCCATGAAACGCTCTTGTGGCTGAAGAAGGTCTTCATACTTCTCAAACAAAGCACGGGTCGTGAGAATCACGTTCGGCTGATCGTTACCAGCAGAAACCGTGTTGTAAGCCGTACGCATCTGGGCGAGCGTAAGCGCACCAGCAGACGTGTTCTTGTGACCAGGAGCCCACCAAGTATCAGTAGCCTGATTGATGCCACCAATGTTGGTTGACGTGCTGTCTTTCACAAGGGCTTCAAGGCCAAGCCAATCCTTGCCAGAGTTACCAGTAGCGTTAGAGGTAAGACCCGACGAAATAAACATCTGGTCAAACTTTTCGGTAATGGTTTCTTCCGCTTGGAAGGTCTTTGCCTCAAGAAGATCAATGATCTGCTCTTCTGAGTTGTTCTGTGCTTCTTCGATACCAGAAATGGTGATCGACGCAGCATACTGCTTCCAGTTGAACTCAGCAGAGGTGATGCCAGTCTGCGGAGTAATGTTAATGAGGTCATACGCTGAGTATGACGCAGCAGTACCGTTCTGTCCGTAAAGAAGCGGGAGGACGATCTTAGAACCACCAGAGATGGTACGGACCTGACCAGCCTGCTTCAGAAAGTAAACAAACGGACGTGCCGAAAACACGTTATCAACCAACTTAGGCATGTGGTTCGCCAAAGTGGTTGAAAGGATTGTATCGTAATTAGGGTTAGGCATTTCTTATCCTTGGAATTGGAGGTGCTTATGCACCCAATGACTTCTTGGCTGCCAGATACGCTTCCCGCAAAGAACCAAACCCCTCGTTGCCAGCAGGACCAACAGATCCATTACGACCAGCACCATTATGCACAGTCTTAGAAGCCTGCCGTTTGGCATTAACTCGCTTCTGTTCTTCTGCCTTCTTCGCT